CTTCTTTTCGGGATTATTAAAGAGAGTCCAAAGAACAAAAGCACCAGTAATCCAAGACTTTCCGACTCCGCGGAAGGCTTGAATTTGTAGACGTTTAGGTCCGTTCTGGAGATAATCTGCGATTGCATATTGGGCTCTTGTGGGTGAGGGTAGATCAAGTTGTTCCCACAAAGCTTGCAGAAACAGCTTGAAATCGGCCTGTAGGGCCTCTAAAACGTTGGACATATAGAAAGTTACCTAAGTGCAATAACAAGCACCTTCAGCGCCCGTAAGGGAGGAGGTTGCGAGATTGTTGAAGGTATCTAGCTTGTGGGGTAAAGGCAGTTGGGTTGCGAACCATGTCCACTACAAAATTCAACATGTCCAGAGCATTACCAGCACCCGGAAATTGACCACCTACAGCAAAACCAGCTTGCATTTGGTCTAATGGGTTTCCAGTTTGCATGGCTTTTTCAGTACGTGACTTTGCCTCCAAGCCGCCTGCAGCAATACCTACTACAGGCAAAGCACTCATTAAGGAACGTCCACTGCCTCTAGCTACAAACTCTGCTAAATCTTGTAGGTTTCGCAAATTCGTACCAGGAAGTAAATTTGGGTCAGCAATGGGGTCAAAGTATTTCTTAGGAACAGCTTTGATGGCGTTTTCCGCAGGATTAACAACTGCTCTATGAGTGTTTTTGGTTGCTTGTTCGACCGCATCTTTAAAGCGTGCATCTGATTGCTTGACAAGCAGTTTTTTATCTGGATCACCAGCAGCTCCGAAATCAATTTCACGAGCACTTTGTTGGTTATAAAGGTGCTCAGTTTGCATGGGTTCAAGCCCATACATGGATGCTTTGCCGTTAATACCTTGTTTCTTAATTTCTAGATTCTTGGCTCCGTTGGCTGCTAAAGGTGTTGATGTGGTGTCAAATTTGGCTCGACGAGCACGTTGACCGGCTCTATCGCCAGTACGGTTTTTCCAACCACCTCTACCATTTGAGGTAATTTTACCGGGAGGTTCACCGATCAGCTCAATGATTTGTGGTTTTGACTTACCTTCTTTAGCAAGTTTATTAGCAGTACGAAGCCACTCTTGGAGTGACATAAAAAAAAGCCGCCCCTTTCGGAACGGCGTGTTATTGACTAAGTGGAACTATCTAAAAGCTGTTCCGCGACGTTGCGGCTTTTTACGCTTAACTTTGGGAACACGTGCCAAGAGTTTCCGGTACTTAGCCAGAGCAGCTGCATATGCAGTAGCGCCGGAACGACCGGCGGGGAAGCTGCTGCGCTTGGGCTTCGTAGGTTGCGATTTCAGCTTTGGATTAGAAGAAACATTTGTTCCACGCGTACCGCTGCTAGAACGGAAGAAATTGCTCTTAGCTTTTTCTTTGTTCTTGACAGCCTTGTCGAATTTGCCGCCTTTGGCACCGTCAGCAAAACGCTGAGGAACTTTATTGACGGGTTTAGTGCCTGCAGCTTTGGGTTTAGCTGAAGGCTGAGAAACTCTGTTTCGGGTAGCTGCATTAGCCTTACCGTGATACATTTTGTAGATACGATCGGCGGCAGCTTTAAAATTAGATTGCGAAAGAGTGCCAGCTTTTAACTGTGAACGAAGTTGATCGTATTTTTTGTTTGCTGCAGATTTAGTAAGATTAGCCATTAATATGTTTAGAGATAACGTATTCGCGAAGTCGATTCACGCCGAATGTAGATCGCATGAATTCTGTTACAGGTTTGCTTGCCTTTTTCTGATTACACTCTTGACAGGCTGGTACGATATTGGTGGAAATGGTTTCACCACCAGCACTGCGAGGAATAACATGATCAAGAGTAAGATTTGATAATTCATAAGTTTGTCCGCAATAGACACATGTACAGTCAAAGTGTTCCTTAAGGGCTTTTCTCCAAAGCTTCTTAGACATAGAACTGTTCATGGCTATTAGATTATGTAAGTAGTGATCAGGTGTAGGCAAGATTGGTGTCATGCGTATCTAGAGTTATTACCGTGCCCATTAGCAGCACGGTTTATCTTCATGGATTTACGTGTAAGGCTGCCGTTTCTACTGTGAGATAAATCTCCACCGCCTTTACCCATGATTCCTCGCTTACGGCGTGCGCGTGCGAGTGCTCTTCGATATGCTTTTTGTTTAGGGGTCTTGTTATACCCTGCCATATAATCTCGATGTTTTTGTCGGGAGGCAGGGTTAGACCGATAATGTCTAGCTGTTCTTCCGAGTACCATAGAGTCGATTTTGTACAAGTTCGGGATCGACCTTCGGCAAGATGGTTGACAACTTGTCTAGTGGGTTGCCTTCGTAAGCAACACCAGAGATGTCATTCTTGTGCAGCCAATCACAGGCTGCTTTAAGGTCTTGTGCGGTGGCTTCTCCAGCTTTAATACGCTTTAGAAATTCGTTAGTAACTAGGTTATGAAGCTCATTAAACTGATCTTCAGTTGCTTTCTTCTTGGACATCAGCTTTCTTAGCCCGTGGTTTACGTGCCTTGGGAGATTTGATCTCATACCGGCCAGCTTCAGGGTAAAGACGGCTCAGTGCTTTTTCAGCACCTTCGAGTGTGTCAAAGTCGCCAAGGACTTTATCAATATAGTTGTCAACAAGTTGGTGGGACATAGTTAATTACTTTTAAGTACAATTTGATCAAGTTTATTCTCGATACGGACCATATGATCTTCCATGCGTTTTAGAAGTTCAGCCAACTCAGCTTTTTTAACATAGTCATTTGCTACGTTAAGCTGTAAGTCGTCTAGCCTCCTATCGAGGGCGTTAATTCGATCGTGAACACTATTTATTCTGTTGTGTAGTCTGTTATTGAGGGCTGCACCCGCTCCTACAGCGGCTATGACAGCCGTTACTAGGGCTTCAGTCATTTAGTGAGACAATAGGTACAATATCGCTGCAAAGGCTTTCGACACGTGTTCCAGGTCTAAAGGTAAAACCTTTTTGCTGTAGTTCCGCACATTTAAGAGCACGAACAATCTCATAATCAAGTCTTAGTTTTTGTTCATGCTTTCTAGCAATACTCTTGCATAGCTCGATCATGCCACCATCTAAAGGTACTGCAAAATTAATTTGCATACCCCAGTTACCTGTACGTGTGTACGTGCTATCAGTTGGAATGGTGTCACTGCCCATATAAAAAGGGGATACCTGCATAGTTGTTCCATTACAGGAACTATTAGGTCCAAAGTATTGACGAGACGGTGCACCATTGTTCTGAAACATCACCGCTTGATTTGTAACATTGCCCGTTGCCGCGGCCACCGGGTTAGAGGTATTATTTACTGTTGGATCTTCATTTGCAATAGCAGGTGTTACTGCGAGAAGACTGACAAGGAAGTAACGGTAGAGGTTTGGTCGATAGTTTCTGTGATAGTTGTGTCTTCGATTACTCCCGCTGCTCTTGTCGTAATTTCTAACTGGAAGTTCTCTCCAGCATTGGTTACGGAGTAGGTAGTCGCAGAGTCGTTGATATGCGAACTTGGGGTTACATTGTGACCAGACCATGATGAATAGGCACCACCATAGATCTCAGTCTCGATCGTACGATCAATTTCTACAGTGGTTGTAGTAGTGGAATTCATTGACCCCTGTGTAAAGTTAGGGGTGACTTGATTGGCTGCAGCTGGGCTAGTAAGTAGCAACAGCAAAAGAAGTTTTTTCATTGTTTCTTTTCACGAGTAATTGAGAAAGTTGCAAGAGTGCCACTTAGAATGCTGGCTACATAAGTAGGATCCATCTTTGGCATCCATCCCGCATAACTGGCTGTCAGGAGTCCTGCTGACCAGATAAGGACGATGAACTTGATGAATCCTGCTTTCCTTTCGTTATCTTGTTCCATGTAGTTTTAATGATGGGTTTCATAAGCATCACTAGATATTTGAACACTGACGTAGCAGCAAGGGTGGCTCCCACCGAAATGACCGATGTAGTTGCAGCCGTGGTCATGATTGTTGTTGTTGGCATCGGTACTTCGATGTCCGTAAACGGAATACTAACAATCTGTGCTTCAGGTGGAATGTTATCAGGAAGCTTTACATCTGGCTTAGCAGGTACAGCTTTCTTAGGTGTAGTTTTTGTTTTTGTTTGTTTATCCTGTGGTGCCTCGTCCTTTGCCTCAATCCCTTTGACACCAGGAGGTGGCCTAAGAGTGTTAGGAGGCACTACAAGCGGCTTATACGATGGTATTTCGGCGCTTGGTAGCTCCAGTATCGGAGCAGGTAGTGACGGCGCTTCAGGGAGGTCCCAGACGGGCAAGACGGGCGGGTCTGCCCATTCCATTAGTCAAGTGGTTTAGCTGGGAACAAACCGTTGCGGATAAATTCAACTGCTTTGTCATCAACATCGTTATCAGTTGATTCAGCAAGTTTAGTGAGAAGATCTACAATAAGTAGTTTTACTTTTTCAGATTGAATAAAAGAAAAAAGGATTGGACGGATAAGGGTGATCATAATAATTAAAGTGCGATGTATCTGAAGGCGTTGGCATACATTGTATTAGAGTCATCGTCGCCACTAATACCAACGTAATAAGTACCAGAAAAGTAATTACCAATTTGTATGACACCACCATTTGGTGAAGTACCTAATTGTGTTCCTGAAGCTTCCCAATCTTTATCACCGATTGTTACCTTGTAACGGCTACGAGATTGAGATGGCTCATGATAGAAGTGCATTGTGACCCACGTTCCATCAGAAACATACGGGGTCATTAAAACTTGTCCACTATTTGGTGCAGACATGTCATTATCAGCACTGTAGCCATAAAGAGTGGGTTTTTTACAATTATTTTGTGCAGAGATTCTGCCTGATTGTGTACCCCATTTCCAACCCCAACCAGACGTTGAAGTGTAAGTAGTATTAAATACTGCAATGCTGGCATCAGAACACCAGTTGCTTCCTCCTGGGTCTTGATCAATTCTAGTAGATAACTGGAATAAGTAATCGCCAGTAAATGCTGTCGGTAGTCTTAGTGGATATTGACCACTTCCAGCATCACCTGTAAATTTTGCACCAGTGCTATCCCATGTAAGGGTTGGTTGAGCGTTGGAACCAGTGTATTGATACATACCAGCGGGTAGTGACCCGCCAGTAAGATCAAACAAAACAGAACCATCTCCACCACCGCCAGCAGCGCGTTTTCTTTTCCTACCAGGTTTAGTTACTGATAAAGATGTTGATCCTAATCTCATCAGCCAAGCTCCGTTACTTCAAGAACGCCGTCAGTCGATGCGTCCCGAATAACGGCAATGTTTGCGCCATTAGTAATGGCAAAGTCAAGACGCTCACCATCTGCAATAAAATTAGAAGTAGATGCATTAGCAGTCTGTGCGCCTTGCCCAATAGCAAAACGAATGTCGGCACCTACGGCACGCATAGAGATGCGGTAGATGCCAGCGGTCAACGCGGTGTTAGCTGAAGAAGCGCCAGCAGCAAGCTGACGCGCCACGCCTGGATGACCTAGAAATTCAACTCTAGATGTAAAAGACATAGTTATTAAGAAGGTTCAGTAGGCCAGGTCACTGTGTGGGGAAAGCCACTAGCAGAAGGCAGGTCACGCAGACTGGTTCTATACGCTGCCCATTCAGTCTTTTTGTCAGAAGTCAAAGGGCTGTCAGGCATTTGCGTCCAGTCAGAAGCAGTCAATTTTTGATCGCGTTCTGCACGCACTGATGCTCCAGTTTTTGCATCAATGCTGGCTCGGTATGCAGCTTCGTTGTCAGCAGCAGAAGTGACGTTACCTTCTTCGTCAGTAGTGTCAGTAAAAACTGGACCAGCGATGAACTTGGTGAACCATTTACCATCAATTTGCTCAACACCATCACGGGTGCTCACGCCATAAGGAGCAGTAACAGTTGCCTGCGCTCCATTCAGCACAGCGTCATATCCATAGCTGTCAAGAATGTCAGTTGTAATTTGCTTCGGAAAGCTTGTATTAGGGTAACTTGCCTTAAATTGGCTAACGGTGGTTACAGCACCTGATTCACGATTACGAATTTCCATAATTAGTTATTTAAGCAATTGCAAGGAACAAATACTTGCCACCACTGGTATTCATTCCAGCAGGGGCAGACGAGGTAACTGTAAATCCAGCATTCAACGGGTCAATGAAGTCACCGCCATTACCGCCAGTGCGGAAGTTAGCTTGAGTGTTAGCGTATAAATGGGGATCCTCTCCACTAACAATGCCGCTGGATGTATCGAAAACGTACCAATTACCATCCTGATCAGTGCGTTTGATTAAGACGAACCGAGCACCTGCGGTAAATCCGCAGTCAACGTTGACATTATTACCTGATGATCCATTGTAGTTGCCGACTTTTGAAATGCCGGGTAGGGTGGCAAATAAATACATAACAAACGACCGGCCACTACCGTTAACGTTTGATCCGTTGCCCATTGGAATGGTAGTGCTTGTTGGTGCAGCGGATATGCCAGTGCTGCCAAAATTGTTTTCCAGGTGATAATCTTCTTGTAAAACTCCAAAGTTTAACCACCATTGTGAGTTAGGCGTAGTTACTTGGTTATTGAATACGTGCCATGTACCACTTGAATCTGTTCTTTTAGTAATAATTAGTTCTGGTACTGCTCCAAGATTATGAGTAAAATTACGGCTTGATCCAGTTCCTCTATAAGTCGCTATGTCAAAAAAGCCTGGGGTGCGTTTTAAACAATAATTATTTTCTGTGCCGCCAACTCCCCACAAATATGGATTTACTTTGTAGTTGTAGTCATATGCGATACTAGTAACACTTGCTGCTGATCCTCCTGCATTTGAGTCAAACCTTAGCCAATTTGTCCCTGTCAATCTATGAGTAATCATCCAACTAGAGCTGCCATCAGTTGTTTTATTCCAAACAGCATCAACATAATCGAGTGATGTGCTAAATAGGTTTGGGTTAGCAGATGTTCTAGTAACAATGTCAAGCACATCCGTACCAGCAGTCGGCGGCTTATTCGGACGGCGGATTGCTATGTAAATGTAAGTTTGCCCGCTAGAGTTAGCTCCAAGACCTGTAGAGGTAAAACCAAAACCAGACTGAGTTGGATACATAAAATTAGTATAATTTTCAGCAGCTGTCGAATCTGCCCAAATATAATAGTCAGGCGAATTGTCGGCCGTTAAACCCCTCATCGTGTCCATTAAATACCAATTACCATTACCAGTATGGTTTTTGAAAATAACAAATTGTGGTTCAAAACCTACGTTAATCTGTTTATATGCCGAGCCAGAACCTGTATAGCTTCCACACTTAATAATCGCTTCGTCCTCATTCGTTCCGAACGATTGATCGTCGTGTGCAAAAATATAAGCAACATATTGTTGACCATTAGTGTTTACACGATCATGCGTGCCTACGGTGAAATGCGTGGATGTTGGTTCTGTATTATTCCATATGGTATTAAGAGAATACGATTGGGTTCCTGAGTTAAATTGTATGTATCTAGTGGCTCCTATAGATTGGTGATAGCAAGTCCAATCTTCAGTTGCGCTATATCTTTTTACAATAATAAATCCAGGCTTGCTGCCAAGATTATGAGCGATATCTCGGTTGGTTCCATTGCCAGTCCACGTCACAACATCAAAGAACCCAGGCGCTTTGCGAAAGCTCCAAGAAACAAAATCGTTTCCATTCCTATTTACTTGATTGGCGGCCCCCAGCGAAAAACCATCACTGTTAAAGGATGTAATTTGCGAAGAGTTAGTTGCCTGAGCTGCTGATGTGTGGGTCATCATATACTTGTTAGCCCCCCTCTCCGTGTCGATTAGGGTATTCTCGTCAGTAGCAACTCTGTTTTTAATCCAAACAAGCCCACCTTCTCCGCTTAAATCAATACCATTTGTAATTGTCTGAGAACCACTACTAGCATTCCCCGCATACAAAAACGTACTAAACACATCATCGACATAAGGCGGACCATCACCTGCTGCACCGGCTGAACCGGCTAATCCTTGTTGAGTAATTGGATCCATAATCAGTTCACATAATCGACAAGTGCAGCACCTCTATAACGAGCACCATTATTATCAGTAGTGAAATAGAAGAGGTGAGTTTTTCCGGTTGTAAGTGTAGGTGGGGTGTCAGAATTGAACTTGACGCTAGCAGGCCAGGTAACAGTGCCAGAGCTATGCGTCAATTCAAGAGTAAAAGAACCAACAGTGCCACTTGCAGGAGGGTTAGAGAAGGTAAACGTAGAGTTACCACTGATTGTCTTAGTGAAGTAGTTACCAGTGCTCAAATCAATGTCGAGAGCACTTACAGCTTCAGCAGCCTGCTTGTAAGGACCATCGACAGTAAGACCAGCATTTAGTGTTTGAGCTGCAGTAAAGGTATTAGCTACATCGTTTTTTGTTGTGTCAGCATCAAATGCTTGTACGGTAGAGCCAATAGCAGCTGTAAGGTCTGCAGCAATCTCTGCATTGACAAAAGCAGTTGTTGCGACTTGTGTTGTATTCGTACCTTGCGAAGCTGTAGGAGCTGTAGGAGCACCAGTAAGCGCAGGGCTAGCAAGAGGAGCCAAATTAGCTGTATCAGCAGCAATTTCAGCGTTAACAAATGCTGTGGTTGCTACCTGTGTTGTGTTAGTTCCTTGTGCTGCAGTGGGCGCAGCGGGAGTGCCAGTAAAAGTAGGAGATGCTAGGGGTGCAACACCGCCAGAACCAGCAAGATCTGATACGTTTACAGTTGTATCCGAACCACTATTGTCAAAAACAATCTGGTCGGCTTTGATTTTTCCGTATGCCATGATTTAAGAAAGTACAGTTAGTTGAGAGTTTTGACCGACAGTGATAGTTACACCGGAAGCGATAGTGACCGTCGGACCCATCATTCCTGCATTGATGTTTGCACCAATAACCTTGCTTGTAGAAATAGTCTGTGGTGTTTCTACAAAAGCAGCATCAACAGTGGTAAAACCAAGGTTGCCTGAGGTATCAGATGTTAGTGATTGACCTGCAACAGTGGGCAGTGCTGTGGGCAGTGTCAATGTGTAAGTAGCGCCAGCACTGTGTGGAGGCGACTGAATAGCTACACCGTGGTTGTTATTAGAGCAGTTGAGAGTAATTTTGCCGACTTGACCACTGCTTGTGCCATCACCTTTGATAACAGGAAGGTAGTTAGTGGCGTAACGGTTCTCAGGGTCAGCAGCAAAATACTGTTTGAACTCCCAAGAGCTTGCCGAACTGCTGTACTGAAGACGTACAGTCAGGTCTGAACTGCCTGTAAATCCACTTGGTAGTCCTGAAAGTGGTGAAAATGATTGGATTCCAGTAGAATCTAGGATCTCAATACGATCTTCGTTAGCCGGGCTGCCAGGAATGGCAGCGACATTCGCTACAGGAGCGTAAAACGCAGCATTAGATACGGCAGTAGAAGCCGCATTCGCCGTTGTAACAGCATTTGAGGCGTTTGTACTGGCTGTGTTAGCTGTTGAAAGCGCCGTTGACGCATTTGAGCTGGCAGTATTAGCCGTTGAAAGTGCTGTATTTGCTTTTGCAATGGCGGTAGTAAATCCGCCAGAGCCATCTGACTCACGTGAGTTGTTAAGTGCAGCAGTCGCGTTTGTAGAAGCTGCATTTGCTGTGGACAACGCTGTAGAAGCATTGGTTGAAGCTGTATTAGCCGTATTGACAGCAGCTGTAGCGTTAGTAGACGCTGTGTTAGCAGTATTTACAGCTGTAGTTGCATTTGTAGATGCGGTATTAGCAGTTGATACGGCAGAACTAGCGGCTGTATTAGCAGTATTTGCTGTTGTAGTGGCAGAGTTTGCTGTTGTAAGCGCAGTGTTTGCCTTATCAATTGCAGAATTAAAGCCACCAGAGCCATCGCTTTCACGTGAGTTGTTTAAAGCTGTGGTTGCATTTGCACTGGCTGTATTGGCAGTTGATACAGCGTTGGATGCATTAGTTGAAGCCGTATTAGCTGTAGCACTAGCTGCATTAGCGGTTGTCACAGCAGCTGAGGCATCAGTTGTCGCAGTATCTGCAACGTCAGTAGATTCCTGCGTTACATACAACAGCTGCGTAAAGTTACTGTTCAGATCAACAGCCCGAAGAGCACTACCAGACTGGAAATCAGCCTGGATAGTTTGGTTATCCGTGTCACGAAAGATCTTAATGGACTGACCACTAGGAGGTGCAGTAGTGAACGTGACAGTACTACCAGAAACAGTAAATGCAGTAGTAGCTACGTTATTAACACGTGCTTTAATGTCAGCCGTATCAATATATTCAAAGGCGATAGTATATTGAGTTGTAGTACCATCACCTGTAGCAGTAAATGGTGAGTATGTCATGTTTTATCTAGGTATGTCAGTAATTTTTTTAATAGCAGCAGCAGTATCACTTGCTTCTGCATAGTTACCTTGATTGAGCTGCGAATCTCGATAGGATGTCATTTCTTTACGTGCTGCATAGTCAGCATTTGTAGAGCTTAGAGCGTCAAAACCAGCCCTAAAAGCATCATTATGAAGCTCATCAAGGAGTTGGTGGAGGAGAGTTTCTTTGATTGGATATTCATCCTGGGTTTTAAGACCCCTTTCCTTCACATACTCTTTCATTTTTTTGTCCCAAAACTTTGGTCCAGCATTAAAGAGTTTTTCTACACGTTCACCTAGCTTATAGTTCTGAGCAATCCAATTATTAATGAATTGACGTTCCTCAGGCTTCAATGGTTGTCCATCTGTACGATTACGACGAACGGTTTGAAGGTTATCCCAACCACTAGCAAGTAGTTGTTGACGCCAGGGCTCCATACCAGGGTTTACCTTGAAGAAAGGTGCAAAGGTGTTCCATGCACGAGTCCAAGGATCGGTATAGTTAATAGGATCACCTGTATAAATATCAAGGTAGTCTTCAATACCATCACCAATCAACCACTTATTGCGGTTAGCAAGCCAACCTTGGTAGTTGTTCTCAACGTCTTTGAGTTGAGGTGTGATTGCCTTATTCAAGAGGCTACGGATACCAGCACCAGGAATGAGTTGATCGGTATTGTTGACCATAAAACGGTTCAACGCAGAAGGATCACCACTAATAAGACCAGCCAAAGGCTCAAATCCACTAAGGAAAGTCTTTTGACTGATATTCATAGAGACAGAGTGTGCCAAAGCACGGAACCAATCTTCAGTAACAGCTTCGTCTACACGATTAAAGTTAAAGACAATATCAGCAGTAAGACCAAGGAATGAATCAAAGGGTTCTAGACCTTGGTAGCTCAACCACTTGCCAGTAACAGGATCTTTAAATGAGAAGGGTTTCCAACCCATACCTTGCATACGACGCTTTTCTGCATCGTCTTGAGGACCACTTCCAGTAATAAGACCTTGTGCAGCCATCAATGCAGCTCCCATAGTTACTGCACTACCCATCATGTAGCGACCTGTGTATTCAGCTTGCAGCTGTTTGAATGCTTCAGGTCCAAAACCAGCAAGACCATGCTCAGACATAACGTCTTTGATCTGCCTTTCAGACTGTGCAGCAAACACACGTCTTGCTTTCCCTAGTGCAAGGTTTAGCTTGCCATTAGTGATAGCAGCTACTGCATTACCAGGGCTAAAGGTAGCAGCCAAGTCAAGTGCATTAACACCAGTACGGGGGAACATAAAGATTGACTTCATGACTGGGAAGTTACGCATGACATTCTCAAGACTGTCAACAACTTCAGAGTCAAGGTTGAGGTTAATCTCACCTGCAGCAAAGGCAGCAGCATCTTGTGCAACATTGGCAGAGTCAGCCTTCATCAGACCATCCGCATCAAACATGTCGTTATAGATGTCACGCTGCATCTTTTGGAAATCAGCTTCGTTAAAAGCACCGCGTGACTGTGAAAGCAGGTCATCGTATGCCTTTGCACGAGACGCCATACTTGCAGTAAATGACTTGGTAAAGCCATCAATTGCACGCATTGCATTCAAACCAAAACGAGGAAGTGGTTTGTCATTTAGGAATGCAAGGGTTTTAGTCATGTTCCAGACAGCAACCTTTCCAAAGTGACCATCCTGATACCACTGGGATGACATCTCTTCAAGAGTTTCGTAGTCATCAAGTGCATTGACCTGAAGATCCTTACGTGCATGGTTAGCAGAGGCACGAGGGTTATCTAGTGCATACTTCCACTCAGTCTGAAGGTTCTTAAAACCACGTTGCAGGTTTTCAAAAACGCCACCGTATGTGTACATAGCTCGTTTCCAAGCATCAGCACCTTCCTTACCACCAAAGATACGACCACCTGCAGAGCCTGCAAACACAGTCAAAGGCTTACCGACAAGAGCGGTGAAAGCACCAGCGGCGGCACGAACAGGTGCAAGACCAGTCAAGACACTGTTGTACCTAGCAGTCTGGATCTCACGTACAAGGTTTGAGGGCATTTCAGGGCTTCCATCACGGAAGGCTTTCTTCCAAAAACCAAGACGATTCTCTACAAGTTTGTTGAGGGCATGGATCGAATCAACCTTACCGCCAGTCTTTGCCATTTCACGGTAAAGAGGCTTCAGGTATTCAGGGTTTTGCTTGGCAACAGTCTTTAGTTCAGAAGCAAGTTCAGTTGCTTTACGTGTGTGCTCAGCAACAGCTTCTGTAAAATGATCAGCTTCGTTAGCCCACCAATCAACATCAAGTGTATCTGCACGCTTAGCTTCTTCAAGGAACTTGACAGCATTAAGACCAGTACCTTTAATCGACTTGTGGACACCTACTTCACGGATAAGCAAAGCAAGGTTATCAATGATCATTTCCTGCTGACTAGCTGTATTGACGCTATCGCCAATGACATCAACAGCTGTAGAAAGGATAGCTTGGTCAGTAGCAGCTTGATTAGTCACCATTGCAGAGGCACGAAGCTTCTCTGGTGCAATGATGTCTAAACCACGCATCAACACTTCAGTTGCTTGCTTAGCACCTGCAGTAGTAAGTAGCTTAATTTTTTCACCACCAACTACAATACGATCTTCAGTAAAGTCGAGAGATTTTTCAACTAAGTTTTTGAACTCTGTAGGGTCTGACTTAGTAACAGCTTCTGTCAACTCATTGAGAGCTTTGCGTTGTTCAGCAGCATTAACAGTTTCAGTACCTTTGGAGGTCTTGATACGAGCATCGAACTCAGGCTTAGCTTTGTCAACAATTTCATCAAGCAGTACAGAACGACCCGGTGCATCAGCACGAAGGATTTCCTTCATGTAATACTCAGAAGCTACTGGGGGAGCAGCACCGTAAGTAGTACCGATGTTGTCTGCAATACGGGCATAAGCAACCTTAGCCATAGGCACATCAGGTTGATAGTTCAGAACAGGACGCTCCATCTCAAAGGATGGTGTATTGACATAAGGGTCATACGCACCTGCTGCTTCTTCAAACCTTTGCACACCTTTTTCAATCAGTGCTTCATCACGTGCATTCTGGTTTGCGACTACCTTAGCAACTAATTCGTCACCATCGGCTTGATTAAGGTTGACTGATTCAGTGAAGTTACGCTCGTCAAGAATTTGCTTAGCTGCTTCGTCTTTAGGAATAAGTGTAGTGCGTGGACGCAAAGAAAAGAATGCATCAGCAACACCAACAGCTCCACCTAAAGCAAAACTCTCCAACAAATTTTTGGCTCGAATTACATCAGGGCTATCGGAGTCACGGCTTGCCCAGGGAACCTGAACACCGAGCATGTCTTCCAAGGCAGTACCAAGGTTGCCAGCTTCATCAGTCTGCTCAGACACTGCCTCAACAGCAGTACCTACACCAAGGTCAACAGCAATCTTGCCGAGGACCTGGGTACGACGAAGAGCAGAGGCAGCTTGTGCTGTTTTACCGAGCTTGCCTGCAGCAGCCAGACCTTGTGCACCCTTAGCGACAAGACCACCACCAGTAAGGGTTGGGATAATGATTCCAGAGGCATCACGGATGAACTTATTAACACCGTTCATCTCGCGATCACGACCGTGGTGCTCATCCCACCACTCATCAGCAGGCTTAAGCCAGGGGATCAAAGAGGCAGCGTCAAATGCAGTGTCAATGACACCTGCACCAACGCTAGCCACTTGTCCTACGACAGGAGTGTCAAGGACTCGATCACCAAAGTGCTTACTATCTTCTTTTTCTTTTTCAGCAGCAGCGGCAGCCTTACGCTCTTCTTCTTCACGAACAGCAGCATCACGTAGCTCTTGATCGCGTCGCTCTTCCTCCCGCTGTGCATTAAGGAGACGTTCCTCCTCTTCTAGTGGATCATATTTTATTTGATCCAATTCATTTGTAATATCCATTAGTTAGCAGGAGTAAGACGTTCAACAACTTCTGGGTTCATATTTTGACTTTGCTGCCAGGGAGAAGGGCCGAATGAAATAGGTTGTGCACGCGCAGCTTCGATGATTGCTCGTTCCCTGGGCGTGGCTTTATCAGAAGGACCGATCCAAGGTTGGATACCACGCTCCCGAAGCAGCGTCAGACCCAGAAGATCCTGAGTACGTTCGTTGAACCGGGCATCAAGCGGGACACCAGCACGTTGTACAACACCAGGCAAAGTGTTACCAATAAATTGATAACGACCAGCAGCATGAATACGACCGGCTTTCTGTAACTCGATAACCTGACCCACAGTTAAGTCAACCAAGTTGGCACCAATAATCCCTTGACTGGGACCACTACGACCAACAACTGTGCGACCACCGTCAGCTCCACCTTCATTCATTGCGTTGTAGCTTCCAACAGGATCGGACTCATACTTACCCAACACATCTAAGGCTTGTGATTGTGTTGGAGTAACTTGATAGTTACGGTTATAAACCGACTGACCACCAGCAGACATAATCATAATGTCAGTGTTGGTGGGAGAAGGGTAGTTACGTAGGAATGAATAACGTGGAGGAATTACATTCTCCATCTCAATAGCAGCTTCGATATTCTCAGGAGCTTTTATTCCATGAGCTTCCATCTGCCTCATTAATACTTCTGCATAGCTATAACTAGAACCATCAGGCTTTCTAGCTAATCGCTGTACCATTTGAATTTGAGGAACAATTGTTGGTTTTTGACCAGTATCGAGCTGCTGAGCTACTTTTTTAAGGGGATCAATATCGACAAGCTGAGTAGAGATATCAGAGCGATTCTGTGTGAGGGTTTCGTTAATACGAGTAGCGGTTGCTTCATAGTCACTAGTTTTTGCTTCTTTTGCTTTAAAGTGCTTATAAACGCCAGAGCGGAAACCATCCTTGGCATAGTTATTATCGATGGCATACATACCGCTCTGTTCTTTATCAAACTCTGTATTAAACTTACCGATAGCGTCGTCGTAAGCCTGTTGTTCAGTTAAGCCGTTACGACGTGCAGTGATGTAGTCAGTAGCAAATTTATTAGATGCGTACTGAGTCATGACATGTAAAGAACGGTGAGTGGTTTTACCACCATGATCTTTTGCACGGTCACGTAAGTAAGCTTTGATGTGATCCTCAGCTTCAGTACGATGAGTTTTAGAAGCAGATATTGAATTGGTTTCTTGAGCTTTCTTAGCTAATTCAACACGAGTTTCGTAGGAAACAGGAAGCTGCATGGCCTCCTCAGCAGTCATAAGACCATACTTAATCTTTTCCTCTGCCTGCTCTACAAACGGTTCTTCAGCTACAGCTTCAGGAGTAAATTGACGGAAGCTTTGCAACAGCTTTACGTGATTATTGTACTTAGGCCCGAGCTTTGTGTACTCAGTAATTTGAGCATCAATGTTCTCGTCAGAAAGATCTAGTTGGTTATCACCTTCAGTGACATCAGCAACTAGAGTCTGTTGGAGCTGTTTAAAGTTTTTATCAATAGCCATATCTTCAGCCCGTGTCTCAGCTGTATAACGGTTGTAGACACGCTGAGCACGTTGCTGATTGATTCTCAGAAAATCAGTTGGAAAGAGTTCAGCAAGCGTTTTGTTTCCCATTGACGGGAGTGTGGAGTTAGCAATTTCAGTAATCTCATCATCACTAAATCCAACAGGTACACCATTGACAATCTGACGTGGTGTCTCCATTAATTTGAAAAGACGTTCACGTGCTTCCTGTCTTCCGTTGGGAAGAAGAAATTGAAGACCAGCAAATGCTTTATGGAACCGTCTTGCTGCACTAGGCTCGACCCTACTTTGGAAAATAGAGTTTTCTAAAGCTTGAATCTTATCGAGTTTTTGCAGATTGATTTCATTCTGAAGAGCAGAAGAAACAAGAGAGTCTGTTCCCGCACGCATTTTACGTAATGCAGGGACAAGCATGGATGCCTTAATACCGTACATACCATTTTCTTTCATGAAACTGGTAAGCAGCTGTTGAGCAACGAATGCCTTGTCACGACTAGACACAGCCTGAGAAGGAGTGCCGTCTATAAATCCACCGTTAGGACCATAGAGTTTGATTTGGGTTTCCGTATCGCTAGCAAATTTTTGCTGAAGATAAACACCCCAACGTTCTGCTGCAAAATCAAGACGAGCTTTTTTAATTGCTGTACTTAAACCGTGTGTGTTTTGGCGCATTTCTGCGACTTGAAGAGGATCTGCACCCGCTTCTTCAGCGGCAGCAGCACCAGCCAAAACTTGAGTAGATTGAATATCTAGGTTTTCATTGGTGAATTTATCAGCAATATAACCCTCTGCATCCTTACGATCAGCAAGGTCTTGTGAGTAGAGCCTTGTTAATTCTTCGTTGTATTCATTATCAAACTTTTCTTTTTGATAACTTACAACAGCCTGTGCTGCAGTCTTACTGAATTCTGCAAGACCTTTGTAGATAGCCTCACGGTTTTGACCAGCAAGCTTACGACGAGCTTCTGCTTCTTCAAGTTTAATTTTAGCGTTGTCTTTCCGAACCTCGTTATTGAGATTCATCATCCGGTAAGCCTCACTACGAGACTCACCCTCCTGATCTAAAGCTTTATGGAAGGAATTCAGATAAGCTGCAGTGTTCGCAATATCAGCATCTCGTACAGCTTGAAGACCGCGTACGGTTTCTTCTGCCTGTTCAAGGATGCGTCTAGATGTATCGGGAACCTGTACAGGGTTGAACCCTCTATTTTCTTGGGCGTACCCTTGAAATTTAGACATAGTTAATTAGAAAACATATTGGTCAAGTAACTGTGCACCAAAGCTGACACCAGCGGCGACTCCCGCTACAACTGGCTGTCCTGACACCATACCGACAGTACTTACAACCCCAGCGACACCAGAAATACCCTGCAAGACGGGATTAGTATCCTGTGCCGTTGTACCTGAATACTTAGACCAAACAGGTTTGACAGGTCTTGGCGGTTTAATTGCTAGCGGTTGTTTAGTTTCAAACGGTTTAGGAATAGCTGGTTGAACACGTGGCTGCAATTGACGCTGGGCATAAGCCTGCATGTCAGCAGCAAACTTCTGTTGTTTGATAGAAGAGACACGCTTCTCGTAAGAATCAGCAGCAGACAACAGTGATCTACCCAATTGCTCACGAGTCATGTTGAACTGTTCAGTAGTAATACCAAGTGACTTAGCTACTTGGTCCTGTTGTGCTTTTAAATTATCAACAGTACTTGTCTTTCGCTGTTCTGACTGTTGCTCACGGAGCTGCCTCCCTCTTTCAATGTACCCTTTTTCACCTAACTGAGCGTTGATGATCTCCCTTTCAATTTCGATAGCTTGTTCAGATTTAGTCAACCGATCAGCAATTAATGCAGAGTTGACGCCAGCTAACGCTTTAATGGATTGCAGTGACCGTTGAGCAGTTTTACCAGCTCGGCCACGAGCACGTGATACACCTTCTTCTTGAAGCGATCTGAGCCGGTTTTGGTATTGCTGTGTATTAGTTTCTGCTCTAGCTTCTTGTTGACGTAGCTTAAGAGACTTTTTCTGACCTTCAACTTGTGCTGTATCTTGCTCAGCACCTAAGGAGATAAGAGCCTTATTTGTTGTATTACTGGCAATAGCATCGCTGATGCCTCTTTCGGCTGCATCGTATTCATACCTGCTATCAATAATTTGTTTTTGATATGCAAGGTTATTTTCGTCAGTCTCAAATGCATTTGCAAGGATGCGTTCATTAAAGACTTTTTCTTCACCTTCAAGAGCTTCTTGTTCAGCTTTCTGATTAAAGATTAGCTGGTCAACAAACCGGTCCTCGGACTTCTCAAAAGCTTCTAGTTTGGCGTTTTCGCGTTGATCGCGAATCTGCATATTGAGCTTATAAGTATCCTTCGCTTGTTCGTCACGAAGCTCCTTGTCTACCTTGTTTTGGTATTGTGACGAATAAAACCTATTAAGGCTTTGCTCGTAATTACTGAGACCAGTCTGTTTATTAGCCTTGTATATCTTTTTAGTGTTACTAGCCATTAAGCTCTCCTGTAGTATTTAGTTGCATAATTTCCTTCCCACATAGCTGAGTTCAGAGATACAATGTATGGAGTATCGCTAAATACTTTCAATGAATAGCTAGTATTACGTTGATTGATTGGAACAGTAAAGACATTACGGTCTTCAATTGGCACCTGATCAAGCGGTGAATAACCAGTATTAAAGATTACGCCTGCCGTGGTTTTTTCAGCTTCATTGTTAGAGGTAACTTTAAACTCAACCTCACCAGACAAACCAACTGAAAACATCATCCGTGCAACAGTTAAGTATGCTGTGTAATCGACAAAGTCACCGTTTCTGTAGTAAAGTCTAGGCAAGTCAACAGAGAAGTTAAGTTTATAACCAACCTTCCAGTTTAAAGAACTGTAGTCCTTACCAGTGAGAATAAAATGATTACCACCTGTACTACTAGTGGTAGGTGTAAGAAATAGACCAGACTGCGTGGAGCCTGATGTAGCATCTTGTACGCAAACAGGTGTAAGACCTGGAATTAACTCAAACGGTACAAATAATTTCGTGGTCTTAGTTGCTACATCGTAAGTCTTAGATGTAGGAGCAACCATAAAATCAAACGATGGATTGCCAGAAACAGTGGTTGTACTTGTAGGAAGTGCATTAAGCTGTGCAGTCAAAAGTGTCATTTGATCCACACCCTTTACAACCGCAATCATGGTGTCCGTATCAGTTGCAAAGAACTGGACATCGCCAGGCATTTCCCAGCTGTACCATGAGCGCATAAGTGTCTGTTCACCTTCACCGTACGATCTGTAGTAATAGATCTTTTTACTTGCCTGACCGTAAAGACCGATAAAAGAGTTTTGAGTATCAGAAAACATTGCTGATACTGACTGAGGAATGTACTGAGTTACAGTCTTACCTAAGTCAACAAACAAAGGACTTGCGCCCTGACCTTGTGTCTGCATACCAAACACACGGCAGTAGTCAGTCGTCTTATTGATAAATACTATGTTGGTGCCATTCTCAGTAGGCGCTACAACAGGATCAACCTCATAGTTAGAGATGCTTTTAATAACAGCCTGAGAAGGACTAAGGATACCAGTATCAGAGAACAGCATGAACTGCTGTTGCTGACTAAATAGCACGACACCCTGAGAAACAGGTACTGCCGCAGTCAACGTAACTGGACGAAGACTTACACACTTAAGGTCAATAGGATCTGCTTCAGTTTGGACCTGTGCAGAGTTGACGAAGTAATTGAAGAAGTTTTCTCCACGTGCAGGTTGACTGAGAGTCACATTGTCACCAGCCAAGAACCCAAGACGGTTGTTAGCAAAGAAACCATATGTCAATTTTTTGCCAATAAATCCTGGATTAGGATTAGTGACATCATCACCAACAGTACGGTTGTCATAAGTAATAGCACTGAAGGTAAAGTTATTAGCACTGGTTCGTACTAACTTGTGTGGCATGGTTGCGTTATCCAAGCCTAATTTAATACCTGGCTTTGCAGTTTCATTCCAAGTAGTACCATCAGACTTAACGTAGAAATCATCTTCTGCTGCAGAGGTATTACTTACTTTGTAAATAGAACCGCTATTGGAACTAGCAGCGGGGAGATTGGCAATACTATCGACAGTAGCTGCAACAGAACCACTAACAGTAGTGGAGGACATAGCAGTTGTAATAGTCTTGTTAATAACGATGATTTGATCTTGTCTAGAGATGACATGAAAGTCATTGTGATTACCATTTAAGTAAGTCTGACTAGAACCGCCTGTCATGGTGGCAGCTGTGCCATTAGTGTTCCAAAGCTTGATTTGCTGAGCCTTAATAACACCTACATACGCTTCAGTACTAGAGACACGGAAATAGAACCAATGACCAGTGGCATAGGTAGTGGATGAACCAAGGTCAGCCTTCCAGCTAAAACCAGGACGTTTAATAAGACCGAAAGTAGGGTCTGGGTATCCGTTAATAATTTCAGATACTTGATTAGGGAGCTTTTGATCGTCAGGTTGCGTGGATACACCACCCAGGAAATCAGGTATTTGTTGAGTGATGTTTGCCATTATTGTCGATAGAGTGCGTTGTAAGGTTCGTAGCTGACATAGAAGTTGCCACCTTCAGGATGACCAAAGAATGTATAGTCACCTTGGTTGCATTCATATTCCATTGCCATTGCACGGTTGTATTGCTCCTTCTGTTGCAATAGCTGGTATTGCGTGGGATCACCTACAATCCGACTAGAGAAAATAGTTGCTGAACGTGCAACGATATAGTCACGAATGGGCTTAGGAAGATCACCCCAATCATAGAAATAAACAACATCTACGGTTGGTGTTTCACTCCATTCATATGTATGGTTTTGTCGATCATATAACTTACCTTTACGCTGAACAGCATCTTTGTCTTTGTTAGCGTGATGGTTGGATAGATCTACTTGCAACACATCAGAAGGAATAGAGATTTCCTTTGTTGTTGCATCAGGTACAAAAGAAGATAAATGATATTCTTTATTGAATGTCCAGCCTTCTGCCTGCACTTCACGCGACACGCTAGTGAGCGTCTCAAAAGCAAGCGCAACGTCCGGGTTGGTGTTTTCAAGTTTAGTGACAGGAGCTTGGCCTACAGACATGAGAATCTCATTTACTGCAGTCAGTTGGTCAGTTGTAGGTGAACTAGGGATAGCCATAAAGAGATCTCGTTCAATAAAAAAAAGGGACCCCGAAGGATCCCTTGTGTATAAATAAAATCAGAATGCAGAAGGAGCAGAAGCACCCACGTACAGCTCAACAGAAGCTGCAGGGTTCAGATAATCTGCGCCACAAGCCAAGCGGCCGAGCATCACGTCGCCTTGGTAGACCACGGACACGTCGCCACTGGTGACTTGCACCTGAGGACCGATGGCTTCGACCATACCGGCTGCTTCCTTTTGGAAGATCAGACCGCAGGACTTGGCGCCAACTTCAGCGGCAGTACCGTAATCGTTGTTGATACCAGTCTGAGCGCCAGAAGCGTCTTCCATGGTTTCACCGACGAAGGAACCGACATTGGTCGGAGAGGTAACGCCAGTAGTACCGCCATAAGCAGTACCGTACTTACCCAGGAACGGAATGTTCATGGACTTGTAGATCTTGATACCGGCGATCTCAATGATTCCGTTGCCGCCTTGCAGCGCGGTGCCTTGAGAATCGCGGTTGACCAGGCCGTTGGAACCAACAGCTTGGATCAGTTCGTAGTACTGACGGGGGTTAAGAACACCCACACGTCCGTCAGAAGAAACACCCTTCTCATCGAGAGCAGCTGCTGCGTCGTAGAAGGCAGACACAAGAGCAGAGGAAGAGAAAGCGTCAGAATCGTTGGTGGTAGAACCCACGCGAATCTGAGTACCACCGGGCTCTACGAAGCCAGACTTGGTGATAGGGGAAGCTTGACGGGCACCACGTGCAACAGCACGGAAGGCAAGCCGGTCATACTTTTCAGCCAGTGCATAGCCGATCTTGCGGGAGATCTCGCTACGCAGGTCGTAGTGGCTGAGGACTTCATCCAGGTTGTAGACGAAGGCTGAGCTGATCAGAAGGTCATCAACGGTGATGGTCTTCTCGGCCACCGGAGGTGCACCATCAGAGTTGCCCAAAATGCTGTTGCCAGGCGTATGAAACTCACTTTTGGTACGGCCTGTGTAGATGAACTGCAAAGACTTGCCGTTCTTCAGGGTACGCTTCATGATCAGATCCCGAGCAATCGTGTTGTTCTGGAATCCTTTAAACATCTCACCGCTAAAAAGCTTGAGATACAGGGCGCGGGCATCACCCGCAGCGTTAGATTGACCAGGCCGTGTAAGGCTTGTGGTCAGCGTAGAATTTTGTTGTGCCATTATAAAAAGAGAATGTATGAATCAATCTCTTCAAAGCTTTGAAGTGTGTGGTCTATCCCACCGTCTAGACGGCAGCTGAGGTATCCGCGTACGGGCTCAGTGCCATAGAGCAGGAGGAGGAATCGAACCTCCTCTACACCATCTGCTATTTCTTTTTATTGATTACTTTTTTTGTAGTTTCAGTAGGTTGTTTTTTTTGTTCAGGTTCAGGATCGTAACGAGTCACGTACGCCTGCATGACATTGCTTTGGTGAGCCATTACTGCATGAAATTTTTGCGGTTATATTCTTTAGCAAGGGGGGATTGATCGATGTTTTTGCTAGTCTTCGCTTTAAGCTTTGGTGTTTTACCACCCTCAGAACCTGCGAGGTTTGTAGAGTTACCTGAATTAAAAGCGGCGTAAACTGATGCTGCTCCTTGAGCAATCTCCAGTGCATCACTAAAACCGAACTTTTTCTTTTTACCCATTAGAAGTCAATCTCCGAATTTTCTAGTTTGTTAATAACATCAGACCTGTATGCAGGGTCAGATTCATAGCGAGGGTCTGACATAGCCTGTACAAGTTCAGCCTGACTGCGGAATCCCTGAGCAACAGTGGTTGGACTCTTGCCAGTAAGGAGTTCTCCATCTACACCAGTGCTATCGCCATACCTAGCCATGAGAGCTTGGACGGCAAAGAAACAGGCAGCTGGATCACCTGAATCCATGACATCGTCATACATGTCAATCTCTGCTTCACTCAGGTTATCACTAGCCCAGCCAAGCATCTGCTCGTACTGTTGCTCACCGCCTGCCATATCTTGAAGGGCTTCGATGTCTTCATCAGTTAGTCCACCTTCAACCTCTTCACCATCATCTTCTTCATAACTATCTTGCTCTTCACCAGGCTCTTCCTCTTGAGGTTCACCCTCTTCGTCAGCGCCAAGCTTTTGTTGAAGTTCAAGATAAGCTTGCTCAAGCTGCTCAGTTGAATCATATTTACCAGCAAGCAGTGTCTCTTGTTCTTGTGCAAGCTGTTCGCCTACTTCAAGTGAGTTCTGCTCTTCAGCATTAAGTTCGCCAGGCTGTTCTGCTGGCTCCATAGATGTAAGTACTTCTGCCATGGGGTGGTTTACTCTTGTGTGGGTTGATTAATTTGCTGAGGTGTAGCTGGTGGTTGCGGCTGTTCAGTCTGACCTTCTGCCTGTGCAACCTGTGCAAATTTGCTAGCTTGTTTAGTAAGTTCAAGCTGCTCCTGTTGTTCTTGTGCAGCTGCCTGCTCACCTTGGACTTCCTCAGCGGTACGAACAAGGTTCAGTACATCAATACCTTGTGATGTAGCAAGTCGTTTAACGACCTCTTCCGGGTTGATGTATTTGACAATTGCTTCTGGACCCATAGTCCCTGCAATAGTCTGCATAAACATGGCAAGACTTTCACGATCTTGACCACGACCCAATGCATTCACACCAGCAACAATGGTTGGTTTGACAAGTTTGGATGGAAGACGTGGGATCTCACCAGCTTTTTGTGCAACACTTAGTTTGCGGTTGAGATAAGGAACAAGGAAGTCAACAGTAAGCAGGGAGAATAATCCTCCAAGCTGTTGCTCTAATTCCATCTGTGTCATCCTCACCTCTTCAGCAGTAGTGCGCTCACTATTGCGGACAGTAAGAATGAGGAAGGCTTCTGCAATCCGACGTTCAAGTGATTGAATCATCTGATAGGCAGTATTAAAGTCAGCCGTTTTACCGACTTGTACAACACCAATGTCGTCAGGTCTTCCTTGAACAATTGCACCGTTGCCTGCCTTAGCTAAGGTGCTTGGCTTAGTGGTGCTAGAAGGTGACACAGTAAAGACAACCTTTGCAGCAGCAGCACTGCCTTCAATGATTGCTTGAGACAAGGCATCAAGTGATTTGAGATCACCAATAAATTCTTCTACCCTGCCTCTACCGTAAGCTTCATTGTCTACGGTGTTAAACCTCAAGGCCAACCAAGGGTTCGTGTCAAGAGGTGCCTTGCCTTGAGACTTAGGAATAATCTTTCCATAAACCTCTTGATGCCAGATATAGCGATTATTGTCACGCCGAATGTGGGTGTACACATCGCATTGATTATTCTGACCTGTCCCTGCATAACTCTCCTCACTGTCAACAACCATTGACTTGAGCTGAGGGAACATTTCCTCTACTAATTTTTTGCTGATTCGTTCTTTAGTAACGATCTCAATTACATTTCCTAAACCATCTCGATCTACAACATACCGATTCAAAGGATAAAGCTTCAGTTTATCTTTTGCCATGTAGATCAAAGCGTTGCCTGCTACGACAAGATGCTTCAATGCTTGGTGTACGGTGACACGATCATCAGATGCGGCGATTGATTCCATCATGGTCCGCTCGATCTTTGAAAATGACAAGTCAAGATCAGAGCGAACTTTTGGATCAATGCCTTCACCAATCAGACTGGTCTCGTCAACCTGAAGTTTGAAGAAGCTTGTTTGTACAGGTAATAGAGCGAGCATCAGCTTAGAAGCTAATGTAACTACACCCTTTGCACCAACGCTTTGATAGGGATTGAGCAGAGTTTTGTGAGAACTGTTGTCCTCATCCTGCTTAATCAAATATGGCAAAGTAAGTTTAGAAGCATCAATTGCGGATTGTAGAAACTGGTTCCGGTCAGAACTGAGAGCTTCGTACCGTGCTTGTGCTGTCATTTATTTAGGTTGTTATTTTGGTTTGGTGGCTGGCAACGCGCCATCTTCAGAACTACGACGCTTAATAATATCTAGACCAGTTTTTTTGTATTTACTGGCATCAGACTTAACTGTCTGAGTAAGTTTAGAAGTAGTCTCAGTTATTTTATCTTTATAATTAATCTTCCCAAGTTTGTTCTTGAGGTCTGTAATGGCACTACCGTATTTAGGCTTGACTTCACCTGGCATCTTAGGAGCTGTTCGCGAAAGAGCTTTCGCTGCGTCACCTTTAAAACCGCGCTTTTCAGCTCGGCTTATGGTGCTTTCACGCACATCAGCAAGGTATTGTTTCTGATCAAAGTTACCTTTTTTGTCGGTATATTTACCCATTCGACCAGTAGATTTAGCACCGACTTTCAAACGCTTGGGTTTAAAATCATCACTTTTAAAACGTTTACTCCACGACTTAGCAACTTGTCTCTCAACTCTATTTGGACTCCAAGTATTTTTTTTGCGTTTAGGAGGCTGAATAACTGGCTTCTCCAATACATTCTTTTCTAAAAACTTATCAAGCTGCTTGTCACCCCTGATCCCAGTTTTTTTAAAGGCACCACCCTTGCCTTTGATTTTGGAAATAGTTTTCGTGGCGGGCTTGTTAATAATAGTACCTTTCTTGCCTTTCTTCTCTTGTTTCTTGGTGTAAGTCTTCAACTGTTTCTTAACAGCCTTATTTGTATTGAGTTTAATACCAAGTGGTTTAGTATTAGTCCTTTTTTTCTTGGCTTGATTCTTGATCTTATTGACTTCCTTTCGTGTTACCTTGCCGTCTCTACCTGCCTTTTTGATCTGCAGTTTGATTGACTTCGAGGATCTTTTCTTGACAAATTTTTTGACCTGTTTCTTTAGCCTAGTCTCTTTAAGATCAACTGACTTTTTCTTGGCTCTTTGCCTTATCTTTTTTAATTCATTCTTGGTGATCTTTTGATCACGAGCAGCTTTTTTAATTCTTCTCTTGATAAATTTTTTAGCCTTTTTCCCTTTCCGTTTAGCCATCGTTGTTTTCGAGTCGGTTTACTAACCACTCAACAACTGAACGTTGTCCTGAGCGGTACATGATCTTTTCAATTGAGTCTTCGGGTGAAGGTGTGACCACTGGAAAGCGATCTTGCATTTCAGTCAGTACAGCTCGGGCTTCCATTCCGAAGACCTCAAGCATATTGGGGGAGGTTGACATTACTGTGCTCAAAAAATGCAGGCATACGACCTGCTTTAGTTTCTGCTAGTTCTGGTGCCTTGCCTTCGTACATCAGACGATCACTAGAGGCAAGCCAGAATTGTTTATCTAGATATTTATCAGATGATTTACCAAGAGGTTGCATCACCCAATTGATAGTTGCCTTCCTGAGTTTATCAAGAGAAGGACTGATGTTATACCCCAGCTCAGTATGAACCAGACTATTGGTAGCCACGTGAATTTGTTCATCTCGACTAATATCGGCGCTTACTGTTCGCATACCAGCGTCACCATTAAAGCGAAAGAATGGTAAAAGAACGAAGAAGATTGCACGTTCGGCCACCATCGCTTTGGTAATTGTGTGATCAGGATGCGCTTCCCAAGCAGCCTTGAGCCGCAGGGCTTCCGCTTCCGCTTTCTCATCAACGCCGTAAGCAGTGGCAATGTAACCAAGTGCGAGGTCGTGATTTTCTTCGTCTGTGACATTAGATCGCAAGATATCGCGCGATGCCTCTGGTACGTCAGTGGATAGAGCATCAGTTATAAAATCTCCCACAGGTAGTTCCATATGTCGCAAGGCAAGAGCACGGAGGATTGCCTCTTCCGCGCCTGCTTTGCATGTACCAGCACTCACTTGCACTGGTGTCCATTTGCGCTTCCGCGCTAGTAGTTTTTGATAAGGATTCATTCTTGACAATCACATTGAGGTTCTTTCAAAAGATCCTCCAAGTAATCGTTGACCTCAGTTTCATCCAAAGCTGCATATGCGCTTGACTTATCCTGTACGTCACCCATCACTTGAAGGCTGTAGTAGAGGGAAGTCTGGGGCGATTCCAGCCACTCTTCGATAAAAGACTCATCCATGATGACCATATCTGACCACCAGTTCTGTGAGTATCCGTGAAGAAGTCCAGTCCTATCCAACAAAATCATAATGTTGTCGGATACTTTCTTGAATGCCTCCCATCCGACAGCAGAGGCAATTTCTACGTCACCGTAGTTATATGTTTGAACACCGAAGGTGCCACTGTCACGATCAACAGTACGTGCAATTGGTGGTGCAATTTCAGGTGTAGACGTGAAGCCATCGACATCCTGTGAGCGGTAGCTACAAGACGCTGTGGGAGCAATAGCAAATGCACGGACCATGTTGTTAGCCTTAGCAATTGATGCCGCTTGCATGATGCCATCACGCAGTTGACGTGCTAGCTCGAAAGCAGCAGATGCTTTCTTCTCACCTGCATTCAAAGATTCGAGAGCGTCTCCGAATTGTTTGTAGGTGATTCCGTATCGTCTGAGGAGGTTGGCGAGTCCGAGCATCCCAAGTCCGACTTGACGGTCGGATTCAGGGTCGAGATATTCTCCTGTATCGCCGACACCAGTTCCAGCGTGGAGAGCGCACAACTCCGACATACCTTGAATGAATGCTTTCGGGATTGTGTCGAATTCACAGGCAGCGAGATTGATATGTTCAAGCAGGCATGTTCCGCGTGATCGCAGGTATACTTCAAGGCAGACATTTCCGTAAATTCTTTGTCCTTCATTGTCATACTTTACTTTGTTTAGCCATACATCACCACGCTTCATGCTGTTGAGCATTTTGACACGGGTGATTACATCCATTTCTTCCCACCAGTCTTCAGTGATGTCAACGCAACGTTTGACCCAAGGAAGTTGTTCACGTGGTGTGTTGATAAACTCCTCAATGTCAGGATGGTTTGCATCAAGGTGAAGAACAATAGCTCCGTTCTTATATTTACCACCACGTCGGAGAACCTCATTCAAAGTAGAATAGATTTTCCCGAACGACACAGGACCAGAGGCAACAAGCCCTTTGCCATTATCGTCTCCTTTGGGTCGGAGTTTACTGAGGTGGATTGCAACCCCTGCTCCATTCCGCAGGGCGTGACTGGCGAAGCGCCAGCTGGCCTCAATGCCATCTGGTCCTTCCATTGAGTCTTCAACTACAAATACTGTGCACGACACAGGGAGACGGCCATCGGGATCATCGATCCACGATTGGACACGTCCAGTTCTAGAGATAAGTTCAGGCATGGACAAGATCGTTCAAAATAGGTGGTTGATAGTTGGGTCCTTTCAGGACCTTGCCGTCTGCACGGCGGATTGGTTTACCGTCCAAACCAAGCTTGGACATGTTTGATTTATGGACACGATCAAGTGCTTCCTCTAGATCCCATTCCATATTTTCTGCGTACTGAAAGCAGACATACACAAGGTCTGCTAACTCTTTCAATTCTTGCTCGAATCCTTCACGCATTGAGTGTCTGAATTCTAGATACTCTTCAGCGATCAAATCCCGTTGCATAGTCCGGTTGTCCATGCTGTTCTGGATCCCATACGCCGATCGGAATTCGATTGCTTGATCGCTCAGACTTTTCGATCTGCAATGTGCTGTGTTGGAGTTCATTTTCAAGATAGTGGATAGCCTTTTTAAGGTCTTGAGTCTTTGTGTTATTACTTTTGAAACCGGCTCTGCAAATATATTTAATAGCATTGCCTAGGTGATAATTGAGGTCTTGGTCTCTAATGAAATCCCATACTTCTATTTGACCTCGGGTGTAGTGGCTGGGTGAATCGGCCATTGTTTAACTAGATTACTAACAGTATTTGAGAGAACAAAATTCTGACGCTGCAAAGCCATGAAGACTGTAATAAGGTCTTTCTTATCAGCGTCAGGAAGAAGGTCTTCCAGCCTCCTGATCTTGAAGTTCTGCTCCATTGTCAATTCTGTAACCGGGGGTGGGGGTCCAAGGAATGACGGCTCTGTTGATTGGGTCATAGTCTGTACATGTAAGAATGCGTGCAAGACGAGCGTTCATTAATGCAGCATCTTCATCAAGATCTTTATTTGTGAAAGCCTTTACAACTGTCTCCCAGCTGTAACCATCTTCATCAAACAAAGCGACTGCACGTTTGACACCAATACCAGGAACACCGCTGTAACCATCTGTCTGATCACCAGCAAGTGTTTGAATCAAGTGCCACTTAGCACCCTCTTCTGGCGTGATGTGAAGTGTCTCATCTAGGTTGTAGACACGGCCTGGAATTTGGCGCATGTCTTTATCTGGACTAACAATGATGTTGCCAGGATTGGCAGTAGCGTAGATACCCATGGCATCATCAGCTTCAAGCTCAGGCATCCTGATAACTTCATAGTCATTACTAAGTTCCGCAATTACGCGCCTGTATCCACAGGGCTTTTTACGGTTTCGATGACCCTTGTATTGGGGGAAAATTTTCTTCCTAAAATTCTTTGAGTCACTGAAGAAGAGAATAAGTTCAGGTGCATCCCAAATAAACTCATTCTTGATTTTATTTAGTTCCTTAAGAACGTTGTTGTACGCTTCGCTAAATTTACTAGTCACCAGGATGACATCATCACCCCAGTCAATTTCTGTTTCAGCGGCAGCGCAGGACTTATAGACAATAAAGTCTGCGTCTACCAGTAACTTCATTCAGTGCACCTCCGCCCAGTTGTTTCCGATCTTGGCTTCTGCTGCGATCGGGAGTCGGAGGTTGTAGTACTCGCCAGCCGCTGCTGCGCTGTATACCAAGGATGTTGATAAGTCTTCGGCGTGCTCTTTGGCACACTCGAATTGTAATTCGTCATGTATAAATGCAAGCTGTGATGCACACAACTTTGTTTGGTGGATAGTTTCGTGATTGATAACAAGCCAACGCTTCGCGATCACTCCGGCTCCTGACTGGAGTAGGTAGTTTAATGATTTATGAGGACTATCTAGATTAATCTTGCGACCATCGATTGACCTAACATAACCTCGCTTAGCGGCTACATCAATAGCCTCAAGCAAGTCAGCCATACCTGGAATAGCAGAGACAAACGCCTCTCTAATCTCAGCACCTTTTTTCTTTGCTTTAGCTGACGAAAGTTGTGGGTCAAAACTATGACCTATTTTTTCATTACCTGCTCCATAGCACCAGGCGTAGGTAATTGTTTTAACTTGACGTCTACTGATTCCAACTCGGTCAGCGTTGACTTGATGGATGTCTCCGTTGAGGAGAATTTCTGCATAGCGTCCCGCATCGTATTTAGCGAGGTAATGTGCGAGCATCCGAAGCTCGATGCCGCTAAGATCGGCACCCACCATAACTTGACCAGGCGATGCTTGAAAGAGTTGTCTGTATTCTGGGTCACTTTTTACTTGTGCAAGGTTTGGTTTTCTGTGGGCACATCTATGGGTGTTAGTTGCAACTGAACAATGGTGATGTATGCGGCTAGACGTCGTACTCAGTTTGAGCCATGCGTTCGTGCCGTTCGACAGCATCCCAAGCATTTTCGTTACCGTCAAACATCTCGCAAACATCGTAGAAATCTCTGATCCAATCTCGGTCAGAATAACTTCGTCGACGATAGGCTTCCCAGTAGCTGTCATCTGCGTCGGAGTCCAGCCATAGTAAGTTTGCAATATCCATGAAATATGATCGCGAGAGGTCGGATTTAATTCTTTGAGTCTTGTGAAGGTTGCACCTTCGATGTAGCCGCTAGTTTTGTTATTTCGCTTTGGAGTGAATTCAGCTCCTGCGACGTAAGGGTGTCTTGAGCGAAGTACTTCTTCAAGATCTTGAAGTTCCTGTTGGAGAGTCGATGCAAGTTGCCATGCAGACCGTTCATCGAAATACCATCCATGCCTTTCTTGTTCAGATAGAATTTGCGCAACCTTGTGCTCTAACGTGACCCACTCAGGTAGGGGTGGAAGTGGTCGCATAATTTGGTTGTTACTTTTACGTCTTGTTCGCAGTAATCCTGCATTTCTTGTGACCACTCTTTCCAGTCAGTGGTCTTACCGAACTCTCCTTTGTATTCACCTAGTCGGTATCCATAGGCTTCAAGAGAGTGTCTACCCCGTAGCTGTAACGGGAACCTACTATTGTTGAGGCGTTTATCTACCTCGAACATATCCGCGTGATATAACCGCGACAGAAGTAGGGTGTCAACGACCAAGGCTTTGCACGTAAACCACGGGTAAATTTTTTCAATAACTGGAATGTCATACGAAATAACATTGTGACCGCAGATAATATCTGCCTCTTCAAGCAGCTGTATCCCGCGAACGATCGGCTCTTCAGAACCCTCGTCGTTAAATACATACGTTTCATCAGCTTCCGAGTCGTAAATGACCAAACAGTGAATACGGGTAACATCATTTAGAAGACCGTCCGTCTCCAGGTCGAACACCAGCATGTTTCCAGATGTAAGTTTTGTCGATAAATTGTGCTTTCTTTACCATTTCCTCAGTAGGAGGATTAGGACGTTTAAAAATCGGTGCTTGCATCGAATTGTTTTGCTTCATAGAATTTGCACTTTTCTTTGTCGTATTTCAGTTGACACGCGATGCCAGTTTCCCCAGTAAAGCGATTCTTGAGGATTCGCACTGTTGTATCAGCGTGTTCATCTGAACTCTGTTGATCTCTTTCGAGTCCAATAACTGCGTCAGAGATTTGGCTAATGCTGTGACTTCCGCGCAGCTGTCCAAGTGAAACTTTTGCTCCATCTTCATGTCCTTTGTCGCCTTGTGCTCTTCGTAGGTGAGACACCAGGAACATCGAAATACCAGTCTCTTCACACAGTGACCTGAGTTTGGTCATTGTGGTATCGATCATCTTCCGCTCATCACCATCTAGACCTGACAGCAGGATGCTGAGGTGATCTAGAAATACAATCCTGCAGTCGAGCCCTGCAGCGAGGTAGCGAATTCGGGAGATAATGTTGTCAGGATCAAAAGACCCAAAACCGTCAAAAAGAAAAAGGTTCCACTCAGCAAGAGTCCTTTGATAAGCCTCGGTGAGATCAGATCGTTCATGTGTTCCTATGTGAAATTGTTTTCCGCAAGCTGCGGACATCAGCCCTAAGGCTGTTCGTCGGTTTGACTCTTCAAGTGCCACGTACCCAACTCGTTCCCCTTTGCTGAGGAAGTGAGTTGCAAGTTCACGGCAGAGGGATGACTTTCCTTGACCAGTGCCACTAGTAATCGTGACAAGCTCTCCAGCCCTGACCCCTTGTAGTTTTTCTTGTAGTCCGGGGTATGGATACTCATGAATACAATCCTGTTGGGGTTCAATTACAAGGGAAAGTAGGGATTTCCCATCAACAATTCCGTCAGGTTTATAAAGCTCTGCATCCCAGATCGCTTGCCGTACTGCATCAAGGTTGTTGTCTTGTGCAGCTTCAGATGCATCCTTATATCCTTTTAGATTAGCAATCTTGACTTTGCCAGGTGGCAATACACTTGCTGCCTCCTGTGTAGCCTTTCTTCCTGCATCGTCATTGTCAAAGAAGAGGATTACTTCATCCCAATTCTCAAGCCACTCGTAGTTATGCTTGATTGATTTCTTTGCTGCAGCTGCACCGTATGGGAGTGATACAGCTTCCCAGGTAGGGAATGCTTCTCTACATGTGGCAGCATCAAGCTCACCTTCGCAGATGACCATCCTCTTACCTTTGTGTCGGAAGAGGTGTTGACCAAAGAACTTACCATCAGATTCTCCTTCGTATCGGAACTCTTTGTCTTTGGTCTTTGTCTTTATTCCAAGATTTCGTCCACTGCCATCTCGATAATGGAAGCATAAGATTTCTCCATCGGCATGGATACCATACTCTTCACATACTCGCTCAGAAATTCCTCGCTTAGACAATCGTCGAGCAATTCCTCTTGATTCCATTCGTTGTACATAGGTGGTTTTGTGATTGTGAACATTGCCGTCTCCGCCTTTCCAGGTGTGACAAACAAAACAGAAGGTGTGTCCATCGGTGTACAAACTATTGCCATCAGATGACCCACACTCTTCACAAGGTATGTGCCGCTCAAACTCGCTTGTCATATCAACCAGTCAAGCGGTATGTTTGCCCATGATGACCATGGGATGCCAAGCTTTTCACAGTACTTGGCGTATGTTGTCTTTGATTTTTTACTGATTTTATTAAACGGTGCCTGAAAGACCATGCGTAGATCGATGTCAGGATTCTGTTCTTTAACAGCTTTGACTTTTCTACGATCAGCAGCATCCCAATATCCTTTACATTCCAACCAGACCCCATTCGGAAGAATGAAGTCTGGCGTATAGGAATGATGTATTACATATGGGACCTTGGTGCTTTCGTATTCATACTTGACACCTAGCTCGACAAGAAGGTCAGCAACCTTCTCCTCCAGCCCAGATCTGAATGCCATTTACATAGGGTGATTTTTTAATGTAAGAAACGCCGCGATACTTCAGAAGTTGCTGCTTACATGCAGTTTCCTGTTCACGAACACGTTGACGAAGTTCAACTTGAGACATGATAGTTCTCCAAAGTACCTACCCCCCGTTCCATGGGTAGGCGTCATGCGTCCAATTCTGCTTCTAGTACCATTTTGGTGAACTGAAGTTCTAAGAATTCAATATCAAGTTGTTCCTGTGGATGACCACCAGGCCAGTGCTTCTTATAATCTCTTAGAGCATCTCGAATAATACGAGCGCCACCATCATCTACTTGAATGTCAAACATTGGATGAACGTACGTTTCTTAGCCGATCGCTGGTGCAGTCAGAGCAACAGGAGTTGTGTCTGCAGCTGCTAGATCCAGCGGAAAGTTGTGTGCATTCCGCTCATGCATAACCTCAAAACCAAGGTTTGCACGATTAAGAATGTCAGCCCAGGTATTTACAACGTGACCTTGGGCTTGAATGGATTGGTTAAAGTTGAAGCCGTTTAGGTTGAACGCCATGGTAGAAACACCAAGAGCAGCAAACCAAATGCCAACAACAGGCCAGGCAGCCAGGAAGAAATGAAGGCTGCGGCTATTATTAAAAGAGGCATACTGAAATATAAGGCGTCCAAAATAGCCGTGGGCCGCGACGATATTGTACGTCTCTTCTTCTTGTCCGAATTTGTACCCATAGTTCTGACTCACTTCTTCAGTTGTCTCTCTAATAAGACTAGATGTGACCAAACTTCCATGCATAGCACTAAACAAGCTCCCACCAAATACGCCGGCAACGCCCAACATATGAAACGGATGCATGAGGATATTGTGTTCCGCTTGGAAGACAAGCATATAGTTGAAAGTTCCAGAGATACCAAGGGGCATCCCATCAGAAAAAGAACCTTGTCCAAAGGGATATACCAGGAATACAGCAGTGGCAGCAGCAACTGGAGCTGAGTAAGCAACAAAGATCCAGGGACGCATGCCTAGTCGATAACTAAGTTCCCATTCGCGTCCCATGTAAGAAAAGACGCCAATGAGGAAGTGGAATACGACAAGTTGATATGGACCCCCGTTGTAGAGCCATTCATCAAGTGTATTAGCTTCCCAAATTGGGTAGAAGTGTAGTCCGATGGCATTGCTGCTCGGAACGACGGCTCCCGATATGATGTTGTTTCCATACAGAAGGGAGCCTGCGACAGGTTCTCTGATTCCATCAATATCAACAGGAGGTGCTGCTACAAAAGCAGTGATGAAGCAAATAGTTGCAGCCAGCAGGCACGGAATCATTAGGATCCCAAACCAGCCGACATAAAGTCGATTGTTAGTTGAGGTTACCCAGGAGCAAAACTCATCCCAGGTAGACCTCTGTTGTTGTTGAAGTACAGCGGTCATTAAAAGTGCGGAGTTGTTGTTGTTAAGGGTATGTATTTGAGCACTTTAATGAAGCCCTCCCAAGGCTCACGTCCAGTGGAGGGCTGTATTAATTAGATCAGAAGGTATATTTCAGACCTGCCTTAGTCCCATAACTGGTTTCATCACCAGTCATGAAAGAAACCTCACCGTAAATATCAAGGTCACCAAGAGGAGCAGATGCACCAATCTTGCCAGAGAACTCCATCTCAGAATCAGAACCATCCGGTGCCAGGATTGCAGGCCCAGCCTGGACATACCATCCTTCACCTTCGATGCCGACATGTGCATCAATAACGCTACCGCCGTAGTCATTTCCAAGGAAACCGGAGTTGGCTTCCACGTTCAAGTACGGTGCGGCGTATGCACCATGTGCACAACCAAGCAGGAGACCTGCAGCAATAATAGATTTCATTGAATTACTTTTTCTTAGCAGTTTTAGCGGCGCGTTTGAAGTTCTTAGCCGTAGGTGCGCCTTTAGACCCAGGCTTTCTCATTTTTTCACCACTGCCTGCAGCGATACGCTTACGTTTGGCGTGGATGTTTGCATACAGTCCAGGTTTAGCCATTTAACATTTCCATTTGCGAAGGGCTAGTGCCTTACGAGTTGGTCTGCCTTTGGAATCCTTCATCGGACCCTTGACGCCACTCATACGTGCACAAAAAGACTTTTTACGTTTACCGCCACCAGGCTGTGGAGCCTTGAGGTTGGATCCGGTTGCACGATTGTATTTTTCTCGGCCAGCTTTTGTCAGTCCTCCAGTTCGGGACTTGTGCTTACCGATCTTTAGACTGACACTCTTTGCCATTACTTTTTCTTTGTACCTTTTTTAGGGGGACGGCCTTTCTTAGTGCCGTATGTTCCAGGTCCTTGTGGCATTACCAAACTCCGGGGATAATTTGTCCAGTCAAGGCGTACGCACCAAGCGCAGCCATGACACCTAGCATTGCCAGGCGTCCATTGAGCATTTCTGCTTTTTCGTTATGAGACACGGTGTACTTATCGTCAAAGGTCATGGGTGGTTCAGTCGGCCAGATTTGAGTATCATTCATCGATATTCTTCTCAATAAGTTCTTCTACAATCTCCGATACGGCACGACGCATCTCATATTTGAAGTCGTTGCGGTCCGCTTTGTATCGGGTGACAGTGATCGAAGGGATGTCAACGGTCATGGTCCCTTCATAGAGACCAAGCTCATCGTTTTTCTTTACTTGAAAGTCAATCATAATGGTCGGGTACTATGAATCGGGTGTAAATATCGTCGTAACAATAAACTTCCTCTCAGAAGTCATCCTCGTCATTCATAGTCACGTTCGGGTCGTTGGCTTTGAAGCCTTGCGTTTTACCGAACAGTTGCGCGACATCTTCCGGTGCCATGTCACCTGTATCAACACCAGCTTGGCCGTTACAAGAAACAACTTGGACACCAACCAACTTAAGAGACGTGCCATAGGTGACATTATCTTTAAGAACGTATGGCTTCTGGAAGAATGCCAACTTAACCTGACTCCCACTATAAATCGGTGTGCGAGTATCAGTGATCGCTGTGCCTTCAGTGTCAACAATAGGAGGTTTTGTTTCCTCGTTCCAGTTGAACTTGACCGTGTATTTACCATCGGCTACCTCTTCCCAAGGTTCTGGTTTTAGAGATGCACGTTTTGGATTCTTAAGTTTCGACTCAGCCCACTTGAGCCCGTCAGTTCGATCGTCTTCAAGTTTATCGATCATGTCTTGATCAATAATGGCTTTAAGTGAATAGCCAAACTTGGACGGTTGCAGTACAGCCTGGTAGCCCTCAAGGACAACAGGCTCTTTAGTAACAAAGGTGTTTCTTGCCATTAACAGAAAAAATATGTGGATTCAATTACTGACTCAGGTTTTAACGTGTCAATAATCGGTGGTTTAGATTCAGCGCCAATTTGTTGCGCCCAATCTGTTAGGTAGTCATGTTCCGCAAATAAGTACATGTATGTTTCACGAACGATTTGTGAAAGCATAGACATGTCAGTAGCACGACAAAGTACCGAGTCGTGTATGAGGGATATCGGAGCGTTAAAGCGTGTTGCAGATAAGTGAAGTAATGACGCATCTAGCGAGTGGATTAGGTTGGGTGCGGTTGCATTCTTATGATGGTTTTTATCAACTTCATTAGTGTCGCCATCAGCCACTTTGACCCGAGTTCGTCCTAACAATTGAAGCTCTACCATCCTTACGTCTTTCTTCATTAGCTTTTGTGTTACCACAAAGCCTGAAGGTGTGACCCAAGAGAGTTCAGTAGCTCCTCTATCGATGGCCGCCGCCACCTCAGATTCAATCCATTTCATTACACGCATAGGACCAGGAACAATGACGTTCATGGCATCACGTACAGCTTTGACAACAGCAGTGAGATCCTCTTTCTCAACTTCTATACCTTTGTCAGCTAATGCTTCACGTATGTATCCACGGTTGCTGAAAGGTTTAGCGTTGTAAGGAACAGTCATCACTGTTCTCTTTGTTGTTTTTCTGTCCATATGCTCTCGCAGCTGGGCAGGTACGTGAGGTTTAGCTTCGTCAGCTATTACCTTGTATGCGTCTTGCGGCCTATCACTTGGAAGGACATTAACTAATTTGGCTGTACTTGCATCTCTTGCCAATCCGGCAAGAATTTGTAGCCCACTGCATGTAGCATCAACGGCGACAGGCAAGTTAGTGTAATTACGATCACACTCGATGACACAATGATAGTATTCATCGCAGGCAGCAAGGAAAGTCCAAGGTTCGTCTGCTCCTTCCCATTCGGATAAGTTACCGATCGGGTCTTTTGCAATACGTTCAATTAGATCTCTATTTTCAAGTGTCCATGTCATACGTTCAGGCATTGTTGCCTTATCAAGTCCGTATGTAGTTGCACACTGAAATGCGAGCCATTGCTCCGCTTCAGGTGTCATGAACGCGTGATTGTGAAACTTTAGTAGTGATTTACCAAAGTCTGTATCTTGTGGAGTGAGAAATGAAGGGATCGGATAAGCCCGACCCCTATAGTCAAATGACCAAGGAATGAAGAACTTTTCTACATCCTTGAATCTTTCCACCGCATTCATTGTCATCCGTGTACGACATGACTTTTTGAATGCTTGTTTGTTGATGTTGCAAACCTCTGTAGCTCGTCGCCTCCAATCGTGACGTGCTTCCGCATTATCAGCGATGTCAGGTGGCTTAGGTGGTAGAGGTAGCTCAACAATTGGAATGAATTTTCCAATTTGTATCTGACGTTCTTGAAGTGTCTTGGCGACACCCACGATGAACGGGTTCAGGGTGTAAGCAACCTTCTGAATCCGGTTAAGGAATTCAACGGGTTGTTCTCCCTGTATACGGTGGTGGTTTCCCCGACGCACCATGTCGTAGCCACGCATCACCTCATTGAGGATGTATCCGCCGTGCTTTCCGTCAGGTGTCCAGTCGTTTGGTTCGATCAACATCGGCCAAGCCAATGGACTGAACAGCTCCGCTTGCGCCATGATCTCGTCCTTAACTGATAAGAACTCAGGCGTTGGGCTTACTTCAAGAATTGTCTTGCGACCCTGCCTTCGCGTGGTCTTCATGAAGTAGTTACTGACTTCACAAATGCAGTCCAGTAACCAACCACCAAGCTTGACCCTGTTGGTTCTTCCCCAGTGGTTCCAACGATCAACGTCATAACGATTCATCAACGTTGTGATGACCTTGACCTTCTGCACTGTTCCTATTGAACGGTGAAAGTAATTCTCTTTTAAAACATTAAGAAGACCAGGAACATTGCGTTCGTAGTGACGCATCATGCATTCATTCTCAACCGCTTGACCGATTGAATCGGCCACATTCGTGACTGTTGATTGACCTGGCTTGATGCTAAATACCTTATCAAAGGTAACTTTTAAAGCAATAGCTGCAGCTGCTTCAGCTTCGAGATCACGGAGATAACGGATGATTTCAGCAAACGCAACTCCTGCACTTCCTTGCCTTACCCGATTTGTAGTCCGAGTAATACGATCAATAATATCAGGGAGGAGCTGCTCAATAGAAACAACCCCGTATATTGAAGCGGATGCATAACTTTTCTCTTCAAGTTTGTAAGTGTTGTCTCTTAACTCTTTGAGTCCTTGTCTGATTTGTTCTCGTTCAAGGGCTATTTGTTCGTCAATCTGTGCTGGTGTTGGCAATAAGAATCCGCGTTAGATGTGTGCATTACACGATTGACCTAGTGGAACCGTGATTGTGAAAGGAAGGTCGAGGCGCGGACCCCGACCATTGCACTAATGGAATTTAGTCGCAGGCGTACCTGAAACTAGCGCGTCTACCAATTCCGCCACATCCGCGTGTGGATTCCAGCGATGAGACTCGCTGAGAACTGTCGGCGTTCCCGACCGGAAGAGTGTAGCAGCGCACCCATTAGTCACGCCTAGATCGCTTGCATGGCCTCGATTGAAGCCTTGTTCGTGACCTTGGCGTAGCGCAACGTTGTCTCGATGCGCTTGTGTCCCATCAACATCATCAGCGTCCTCATTGGTGTCCCTGCTTCTGCGTGCCACGTCGCAAAGGAGTGACGCAACGAATGGAAGCAGTAGCCCTCAGGCAGACCGACGTAGCGGCGCACCTTGTTGAAGGCTCTTAGAAGCTGGTCCTTGGTGGTCCAGTCATCGAACACCCTGACGCTGGGTGAGACCTCTTCCAGGCGATTCTGGAGGGGTGCGGTGATGCGTTCGTGGATGGGGATGGATCTGTAGTTCCCAGCCTTGGTCACTACGTCTGGTCTCCCGCCCACGTGGATGGTGTTGAGAGACAAGTCAACGTCCCGTGCCTTGAGCTTGAGCAGCTCTCCCTGTCGCATCCCTGTAAAGGCTGCAACTTGGATGATTTCTGCCAGGTCCATGCGATTGAACACATCGACTGAGGCATGGCACATCTGATTCACATCCTCCTTTGTAAAGAAAAGGATGCGTCCTTCTGTCTCTTTGCGTCGTTTGAACTTGGGCGGTGGTCCACACAAGTCATCGCAAGAACAGTGGTTGAGAACTGTTGAGATTGCACTAATGCAACGGTTGATCGTGGCGTTAGACATACCGTTCTCTTCCAGATCCACTGCCCATTGATTAACAAGAGCAGATGAAATCTTAGAGGTAGGAAAGCTACGTCCATGGTGCTCAGTGAAGTGACCAGCATTGATCATGTTGGTCCTTCGACTGTTGCCATTGCGCCACGTATCACGGGTGCGAAGTGTGTAATCCACAGCTTCACCCCAAGTGAATTGTTTAGCCATTGAGTTGGGTAGATAACTGTTTAGCTAGGTTGCGTCCTTGTTGTGTAAGACGCAGATAGCGAAGGCGTTTGTTTGGTTGGTACACCTCCTTTGTGATGAGGTTGAGTCCTCGCTTTGGATTGCTGCGGTGCTCACCAGTCAGCCACGTTGTGTTGCGCGACATACTGGCAGGGGTAAGACCTAGCTCCTCTTGCATCTCAGCCGAAGTGCAACCGTCAGGACGGCTGGCTACGAACAAGAAACAAGAGATGACCTGAGCAGGCATCTCAACGTCAAGAACGCGGAGAGTCTCGATGACGCCCAACAGGCGAAGCATGTCGGAGCGTGTGCCGATGTTTACTGCGTCCATGACGGCAGCGAGAACAACGGCAACAGTCTACACGATACTTGCCCAAGTGCAAAATTACACAGTGTGGCTCGGTCCATAGGTCAAAGAAGAATAGTTCGTCCTTAGAAATACAAACGTCAATCAATTAAGGCTTTTTTAATAGTTGTTCGCGGAGATTGTACGCACGAGATCCGGTAGGCAGGTCCTCGCTTTCAAGCAACCTTAGGAATCGTTCATCCTCTAAACACAATCTGTAGAAACGCTCAGCTACGGCGTCGTAACAATACTCACTCACACTTATGTCCAAGAGAGCACATGAGGCTTTGAGTAAACGCGCACATTCAGGTGACATGTTGAAGTTGATGCGCTTCATAGGCTGGCTGGATCAACTAGACACAACGCTAGTGTCGTCGATTAGCTGCTCAGTAGCAAGGGCTACGATCTCATCTTTGTGTTCATGCTTTTCAATTTCCTTGACAAGCTGCTGCACAAGGCGATCAGCTGTCTTCTTGGTCATTTTCATAGTCATCAATGTCGAGTTGTGAAACGAAATGAATTTGCTCAGGAGTGCAAACGGTGAACTCAATCCCGTCCTTGTGCATCAGTTGCTTGACTTTGTTCTCAGCAGCTGATTTGCGTTGATACACATATTCTTTGACCTTCTTAGTTTCAAGGTCTGATTCTCTAATTACACAGCAAACGTTGCTAGGTAGCTCCCATGCAGCGATCTTGTAGTCCATGATCTCATCGTATGTATGAGGCATGAACAACTCATCGGGTGCGTCCTTGAACTTCTGCCAATTGTTGGGAAAATACTTTCTACCACTCATAGGTTCTAATTACATCCTTTAGTTGTGCATTGCGGTTCGTGGACAACTCAAAAGCAGACCATGCAGCATGCTCTAAGTCGGGAGCGTAGACATACTCTGTCCAACGTTCCTGACCGTCTTCTAAAACAACCATGTATTCATCAAGTCTTTGATTTCCTAGTAGTGGCATTGGCGTCCTTGGTGCGTGATTGTGAACGTTTGCGGGCGGGCCGCGGCTTGGGTAAATACACGTCACGCTTTACAAGAGCTTTGTATCGTGGCGTCCATGGATGATCGGGGAAGTGATGTAACCAACAACCGATTGCGTTCTTGATTAACCAGTCATCTGTTTTCTTTTGTTCAGGCATTCATTAATTCTCTACGTTTTTTCCATTCTTTTGTCTGCTTTAATCGTGACTTCATTTCATCTGTTGTGATCAGCTGTTGACTCTCAATCTTCACGTCCTCGTAAAGTTCAAACGTGTTGTTGACATCCATCTGTTGCACTCGTGCAATGGCAGCAGCCAATGTTGAGTAGACTGATACGAATGCACCTGATTCGTGGGTGTACGTGAGTACGTAGATAGTTTTCATGTTGAGCGGATGAAAGATTTGCGATCAAGTAAGTGAACAATGTTGAGGAGCTGAGTCCTTGTTATCAACCCTTTGTGATAATCGTGAAGGGCTGTGACCTGTAGGTCCTTGATCTGTTGTTGTGTCATTCGTAATCACCATCCAGCCTTGACAGAAAGTTGTAGAAGTCTGATGTCCACATGTCACATGCAAGTGAGTTGCTGAACAAGTACCACTGATGTGGTGGGATGTTGTTGTGAATAATCATTGGCGTCCGTGAGATAAACAACCGAGGGTGATTCCCTCAAATAACCCGCCACACGGTTGACCATGTGGAAGGATTGTTAGTGAGAATCAGTAATCAGTGATACGCACCGCTTCGAGTTCAAGGAATGCCCAGCACGCCCATTCTTTGTACTGTTGCAGAGTTTCAAACTCTTTCTCAGCAAAGATCTCGTGCATGGTGTATCCCAAGTCCTCGAGTGCGTTCTCGATCTGTGTTTCGTAGGCTTCGTACTTGTCATGCAAATCAGACGAGTAGGTAAAGCCGTGAACGCCAGTGTCAGCACCATACTTAGCGATGTCCTTGAGTTCATCGAACTCGAAGATCTCACCGAGTACAACGTGCGTGACAGGCTGTGCGAGTGTTGTCATGATTGACCAAGTGAAACAATAAAGGGACAAAGTCCCAGACTGCAGCAGGGCATTGCACCCTGCATGTGAGCTATGACTCAAGCAGTGATAGGCATATCGGATGCACTAAGTCCACGGAGTGGAGTGCAGCTACCGAATAGCCGTGTCTTGCAATCGAAAGGCAAGAGGTTTGTGTTAACCCAGAAACCCAAAGACATGTTGGGGTTCATGATGAGGTTAAGGATTGCACGACGTGATACACAGTCGTACTCGTAGATGTTGCCTTTGGCGTATGCAACTTGCACAACACCACGCAACGGATCAACGACCATACGCTCGACACAGTCGGATGTACGGCAAGGAATGTTGATGAACATGAATGAAAGAAATAAACAAACGTTTGAGTCCTTGGTGACTCAATGACTGGTCAGGGACTCGAACCCTGATGCACGCCGATGCATGCCAGCCTGCCATGAGCAAACAATGCGTGTGGCTCCGCAAGCGTTACCCTAGTGCAACCAACAGCTGTAGCTGTGGAGGACGTGCCTACCTCCCGTCGGTAGTTGCAGCGGTTATGCAGTTGTCAAGGTTCTGGTCAGAGAGTGGTGATTGAAGATCGAGACTCTCCTCCCCCTTAGCAGGGAGAGTCGAGATCAAGATCATCAAACCACTCATCTGGATCTACCATACACCCAGTGCAACGGTTGCCAACTGGTCATGGTGTAGCAAGGTGATACCACAACAGCTGAGAACCATTGCAGCAACGGAATGATTAGTCTTGTGTCGGCCAATGATCATTGCTGCTTATCATCTGTAATCCATTGGTATCACTGGTTTTCTCAACATTCTCAATAAGCGGCAAACAGATCGACACGAAATCATGCGGGTGATCCAACTACCGCGGGCGCATGACACGCGCGGGTATCTTCTAAAACCCAGTCGCAGTCGCTAGTTTGCACATCTAACGCGGCCAAACTACCCCCTATGGGGGGTAACGGCGTCCGCCATATGCGTATATGGCTTCAGAAATTTATGTCATTTTCTTTTGGAGTAATAACCATGACACATTCCACGACATTACCCTCAATATCTTGACCCTGAACCACATAAGTATCAGGTCCTACGTTGACAAACCCTACAATTAGGCTTGTTAGCAGCAATTCACACATAACCACATGCCTCTGCAACCATCGGAAACTGCTGAATAATTAGTTCTTTACACTGATCAGCAATAATCTTGTGTTCTAACTGTGTACCATTGGCACATCTCAGGTCACAGTAGTGAACCCAGGACCTCAAAGTACCATTCATGTACATACGAGTAGGTGAAGACAGAGGTAACACATCACGTGCACACTCTTTAGCTACACCAGCACCCAACATATCATCGTAAAGCATCTGAGCTTGTTCAAATACAAACTGAGCTTTGAGTTGTAACTCCTGTTTAGTGTAGGGATCTAAGTCATCAATACTGTTTTGTCTGTTCTTTGTGTCTTGTCTACGAAGATCAGGGATAACAGGATTATCTGTGACAGCTGCATACCTTTGACTAAACTCTTGGAAAGAAAAGCTACGATGTCTAAGTATTTGAGCTGAGATACTACGGGTAGTATTGATCTCTACACACATATTGACCATTTCTAAAGGGGACCAATGCTTGTGTTTAATGAGATAGCTAATCAACTTACTACTGGTCTCAGTATTGTTTTGATTAGCAGGATTACTTACACGTGCCATGTAAGCAATAAGATTGTCTCCATCAGGAGTAGAGTGTATTAGTTTTACTTGTGACATAGGGGTGGGAATCACATAGTTGATAAGTAGAAACATTCAGTGTTTCCAAGATCAACCAGGAGTTAGTTCAAGTGAAAGTAAATGTTGTCTTTTTGTCTTTGGGCGGTACTTACGGAATATCCATTCAGCGGATATTACTAAAGGGGAAGCTTTTTAGGTCTTCCCCAGTCCAGGGAGTCCACCCTTCTCCCTGTATACGGTGGTGGTTTCTCCTAAACCCAGGTGGGGACTGAGTTGTCAACGATTACACCTGAGGCTTGTCTACGTTGATCTAAATCCATTCCAAGCACCATATGATTAGCTGCTGCTTGGGGGTTATCTTGCCATTCAGCAAGCATTTGATTCCACTCTTCCATCTTTCTATCTTTGACTGCTTCGTGAGCAGAGATAGCAAAAGCATCGGTAAAGTATTTGACACCTTGTGCAAGACAGTCAATGCGGTCATCATGTTTGACTGCACCCTTTTCTTTACACATACGGCTCATCTGATAGAAGAGCATGTACATCAGACGTTTCTCAGGAGCTTCATCAGGGTTTGATTTAAAGTCCCATTCAATGACTGATCTGTCTATAACAAGGCGGTGTTGGTTGAGAATAGGTTCAAGCGAATCAATGATTCGGTCTTCCTTACGCACACTGGCACGGACCTCTTCGATGTCAATGGCTTGTTTGGTCTGAACGATATGTTTCTTGAACAGTTCACCAACAATGCCATCACCAAAGTTAGTTTCAATAACGATTTTCGTGACACCATACTTTTTACAACCTCTCAAAATATCGAGTAATGTGTTGTCCGAGTATCCGTCTCTGTAAGCACGCATGTTGTGCAAGTACAGGAAACCATTGCGTTGGGAGATATAAGCTGCTGTTGTTTCATCCGTTCCACGACCCGACGGGTCAACAGAGCAGATTGTCTCTTGGTAAGGGTGCCACTCTCCTTGTAACTGCATTGGACTGTAGAAATAATCTCCAGGTAGTCCAACAGTGGGGAGGTCTTTAATGACGTTTTTGGGATCGCTACACCAGACGACGGCGTCAGGAGCAGTAGTAGGGTTGACACTGGTAACAACCAAGTCAGCACATTTAAGGGGGAACTTTTCAGCATCACTAAGGGTTGTATCTAGTTGGAACTGCAACATGAAGTTGCTACGACCCATAGACGCTTCACGTTCTATTAGATCTGTGTCATCAAAGCGATCAGGGTCAGTTACATCCCAAGCTTGAGCACCGTTATCAATGTCAGCTTGAAGCTGCGGAGCGATAAGACCTTCGTAGTTAGCGAGTGTCCGTGGGATACGGGCAGGCCAAACAAAGGGTCTGTAGTTACGTTCAGCGAGCTTTCTGTAGACAGTAAATGTTGTCTGGGGTGTACCAAGGTACATAATGCGGGAGTCATTCTTGGGTGTAAGAATGGACTCAGCTTCAGTACAAAGTTGTAGAAGCTTTTCCCGCATGAGTTCTGTCATTGAGTTACCAGGAACTTCAATGTCGTCGAGAATCATTAAATCTGCGCGGCTTCCGGTTAGCTGACCAGTGATGCCCACGCTTTTTACGCTTGGAGCTTGGTGGGGAGAGCAGTTCACATCGAAGCTTATCCTCGACCACCTTGCATCGTCGGACTTCGGGCGTAAATGAGAAAGCCATGGCGTTTCAATGATTAGTTTTTGTAGAAAGATAGACATGTTGTCAGCCCGCTCTTTAGAAGCGGAGATGATCATGATCTTCTTTTCGGGATTATTAAAGAGAGTCCAAAGAACAAAAGCACCAGTAATCCAAGACTTTCCGACTCCGCGGAAGGCTTGAATTTGTAGACGTTTAGGTCCGTTCTG